ACATGATCTTCATCGCTGAGTCGGAGCGCCCCAAGCGTGGGCGCCCGCCGGCGACCGACTAGGGGGTTCTCCTCTGACCGCGGCCCCGCTCGCGGAGCGTGGGCACGACGACTTGCTGATGCGCCTGGTCCAGATGGACCTCGCGGCTCAGCATCCCGCGTTCCTGCTCCAGTTCGTCGAGTGCGTCGACTCGCGCTCCGGCGACGTCTTCGACTTCGAACTCCTCACCAAGGAGGAGTGCGCCGCCTCCGGCGCCAAGTACATCAGCGCCGGCTGGTCCTGGCAGCGCGAGTACCTCGACTGGATCCTCTCCGAGGACCTGACGATCACGCTCAAGGGGCGCCAGCTCGGGGTTACCTGGGTCTGGGCCGGCCTCGCTCTCTGGTACCTGCTCCACCGTCCCGGCTCCGACGTCCTGGTCTACTCGATCACCGAGAAGGACGCGATCGAGGTGGTCCAGCGCATCTGGGGGATGTTCGAGTCCCTCCCGCAGCATCTCCGTAACGGCATCGAGGTCCTTCGGCCCGCGCGCGGTGCACGCCCCACGACTGAGATCGAGATCCGTCACCGCGACGGTCGCGTCTCGTCGATCACGGGCATGGCGGCCACCAAGGCCGCGGGCCATGGCCGCTCGGCGGCGCTCGTCATCTTCGACGAAGGCTCGCGCCAGGAGTACGCACGCGAAATCTGGAAGGCCGTCGTCCCGGCTGCCGGTGACGCCGGCGGCAAGATCGGGGTCGTCTCGACGGCCAACGGCATGTCGGACGAGCGCTCCGGGCTCGGCAACTTCTTCCACCACCTCTGGGTGAACTCCGGCAAGGTCGACTACCCGAAGCTCAAGAAGCGCTTCCTCGGCTGGTGGCTGCATCCCGCGCGCGACGACGAGTGGTACAAGAACATCAGCCTGAAGGCCGACGACAAGGCCGAGCAGTACCCGAACGACCCGGAAGAGGCCTTCCTGATGTCGGGCCGTCCGTACTTCGACGGCGAGACGATCAAGTGGTACGCCAAGCACGCTGTCCGCGACCCGCTCTACCAGGCCAAGTTCGAGGTCTCCCCCGAGAACCCCGCCCGCGGCCGGCTGGTCAAGGGCGAGGGGCTGCCGCTCGAGGTCTACAAGGAGCCCGAGGACGACCGTCTCTACGCGCTCGCGGCCGACGTCGCCAGCGGATCCGGGGACGACTACTCGGTCGGGGCCCTGATCGACCTGCATACCGGCGAGCCCTGCGCCGAGTTCCGGATGAAGGCCGGGTACGACGATTTCGCCGAGCAGCTCCACTTCCTCGGCCTCTGGTACAACAAGGCTCGTCTCGCGGTCGAGGACCAGGGGGGCTACGGCGCCGCGGTGATCGCGTACTTGCGAGAGCCGATTCGTGGCCGCCGACCCTACCCGAAGCTCTACCGGCACCGGAAGCTGAACCGGCCTGACCACATCGAGGCGACCAAGTTCGGCTTCCCGATGGATCAGGCGACGCGACCCAAGGTCGTGAACGAGCTCCGGTCCTGGGTCGACGACAAGCTCTTCCCGTTCGTCACCCGCGGCTTCCTCCAGGAAGCGCGGACGTTCGTGCACCGCGAGAAGAAGCCCTCGCCGGCGGCAGCCGACGGGGCCAACGACGACATCGTCATGGCCTGGGGCATCGCGCTCGAGCTCTTCAGCCTCTTCGGCGAGCACGAACACGACCGTCGCAAGAAGACCCGAAAGAACGCCAAGGCCTGGAAGGCCAAGCCCTCGTACCCGTGGCAGCGCACCTAAAGGAGACCACCAGATGTCAACACAACTTCCTCCCGACCTCATGGCCCTCCTGGGAGCAAACACGGGCAGAGCCGAACGGTGGGGCATGGGCGGCCCCGGCGCCCCGGGACCCAGCGCCTCTCAGGACCCCTCAGCGGGTGAGAGCGGCGCTCAGGATCCGTCTCAGGACCCCTCGGCCGATCCGTCCCAGGATCCGGCCAACGTGCCGTCCCAGGACGGCAGCGGCGGCGCCGAGTCTCAGCCGCTCGACTACATCAAGCAGATGCTCGATCTCGCCAAGAAGTACCTCGATGTCGAGCCCGACGAGCAGGACAAGGCCTCGATGGCTGACCTCCTCCTGCGCCTCCAGAAGATCCTCGCCAAGGACCAGTCCGACGCCGACGCGGCTCTCTCCGGAAAGGTGAGCCCGGGACTCATGCGGAAGGTCACGAGTGGCGCGGCCCAGTAACCAGGAGGCCTTCGATCGGGCTTTGGGTTACTTCAACGAGGCCAAGGTCAAGCACGGCGACTTCGTCAACCAGGTCGAGAAGAACTACAAGGCTTACCGCGGCATCCTCGACCATGTCTCCGACGCGGCCCAGTGGACCTCGAAGGCGCATCCTCCGTACATCCAGCACATCGTCGAGACCACGCTCGCGAGCCTGGTCGACGACAAGCTGCGATTCAAGATCCGCCCGCGCCTGACGCTCGACGAGCTGACGGACCCGAACGCCGCCGAGACCAAGCGTGAAGGCGCGAAGGCGCACCAGATCCTGTTCGACTGGCAGGTCCGGAAGAGCAAGTTCAACCAGATCCAGCGGCCGTTCGTGCTCCAGAACGCGATCGCCGGCCTTACCGTCGCCAAGACCTACTGGGTGACGGAGCGGGAGCGCCGGCGCAGCGTGATCTGGGAGGACACTCCGCTGCTGGACGGGAACGATCAGCCAATTTTGCAGGCGCTCGACGGCTCCATGCTCACGGTCCCGTCTCCCACGGAGAAGGTCTCCCCGGTCATCACCTACGACGGCCCCGTGACCGAGGTCCGCGACGTCCGCGACTTCCTCTGGCACGAATCCGCGGTCTCCCTCGACAAGGCGCGCTACGTCATCGATCGTGTCTGGGTCTCCTGGGAGGACATCGAGGACGGCTTCCAGGCCGGCCAGTTCGGACCCGATCGTGGCGGCTGGTCACTCGACCAGGTCAAGAAGGCCGTGGGCGAGCGCAAGGAAGTCAAGGACGACTACCAGAACCGCGAGCAGGAGCTCTGGAAGCAGGACCGGACCAAGGATCTCTGCGAGATCATCGAGGTCTGGGACCAGGTCCGGCACGAGGCGACGACGATCGTCAACCGATCGGCGCTCCTCTCACACAAGCCTTTCCCGTTCTTCCACGAGCGATCGCCGTTTGTCGTCTGCTCCACGCAGCCTGACCTCTTCCGCATCCCCGGCGTCAGCCAGGTCGAGAAGATCGAGCATTTGCAGGAGCTCCTCTGGACGATCATGAACCAGCGGGTCGACAACCTCCAGCTCATCAACAACGCGATCTTCTGGTTCCGCCCCGACCTCGAGGACCCCGACCAGTACGTGTTCGAGCCCGGTGCGCGCTGGCCGGTCGAGGATCCGACGCAGGTCGAGATGTGGCAGCCGAACGTGATCCCGGCCGAGGTCTCCCTCGGCGCGGAGGCGCTGATCAAGGGCGACCTCCAGAACCTCGCCGGCGGCTTCCCCTTCTCGAGCGGCACCGACTCCCAGAACGTCGACCAGCAGACGGCCACGGGCGCCTCGATCATCACGAACATCGCCCAGAAGTCGATCGACACCGCGAAGCAGCAGGTCTACATCGCTTGGGGCGACGTCGGCCATCAGCGGATGGTGCTGAACCAGCAGTTCATCCGCGAGCCGCAGATCGCTCCGGTGCTCGGCGTCGACAACGAGGAGCAGCTCCACGTCATCGAGCCCCAGCTCCTATCGGGCGACTTCGACTTCGAGATCGAGGCTGTCCCTGACGCGCTCATGCGTCAGGAGGAGCAGGCCTCAGCCCAGGCCCTGATCCAGCTCGCGACTGCTCTCGCGCCGATTCTGGCGCAGCTCTCCCAGGGCGGCGCGGCGCGGATGCTCAACATGGACGCCTTCGTCGAGGACCTCCTCCGGTCATTCGGCAAGGACGACCCGGAGCGCTACTTCATCTCGCAGGCTCCCCCGGCCGCCCCGGATCAGACTGGCACTCCGGCCACCCCGGGCGCCTCGGGGGGCGACCAGGCTCTCGGAATCACCGGGCCGGGTTCGATCGACCCGGCCGTCTCCCCGTCGGCGCCGGTCTCCAACTCCCCGGCGACTCTCATGGCTCGCGCCCAAGCGCTAGCGAAGGGTGGTGGAAGGAATATCTAGCCTGAAAGACGAGTTCGATGTGGAGACGTTGGAGACGATTGCTCGCCTCAGTCAGCGTAAGGACTTCATCCTCTACGTCGAGGTCATGGAGCAAGTGCGTGATAAGGCAGAACACAACCTTGCCCGGAAGCTCTTGAAGGACCGTAGACCCCTCGATCAGCGAGAGGTTGATCGTGAGCAAGGTGGGTGGGATCGCGTGGACTTCTTTGCGAGGCGCTTTCCCGATGCAGTCATCAGGGA